TTAATTGTAAACGCTGATACTGAAGTAGGTGCAGAAGGAAGATTACTTAAATTAGACCCATCACCATAATAAGCTGCTGCAGTTACATTACCACTAAAATTAGCACCAGCAGCCGATACTACACCGCTAAATTCAGCAGATGTTCCGCTAACCTTACCATTAAAAACTGCCCCACTAACCACTGTTAAATTATTAGCTGTGAAAGCAGTAACTGATGTTGCCGCAGCAGCAGAAATACCAGTTAGATTAGAACCATCACCATAATATTCTGCTGCACTAATATTTCCTATTATAGTAGCAGAGTTACCTGTTATATTTCCTGATGCGCTAATATTAGCACCAACGGTTAGTTTACCTGTTGTCTCTACTTCAGAGTTACTTATTTTTAAGGCTGAGTTTGTTCCTTCACCATCTGAAACAAAACGTACAGTTGAGTCTACACCACTATTACTATTACTTACCTGAAGTAAATCTTTATAACTATTTGATATGAGTTTGCCAGTGAGTGTTGTCATTATATTAAATTCCAAAATCTATCTGTGTCTTCCCATTTAGTATTAGCATTCTGCCACTCAATGCCTCTATCTGAGTTAGACGGTGGACGAGGATTACGAATATTTATATCATCTCTTACATCAGGTACTTTATTTTGTGGATGATTTTTTAAATCATATGCTCCATCAAAATCTGTTGGGCAAACAAGTAAACCATAACTGTTCATTTGCATTACCCTATGTGGGTAAACAAAACCGCATATGTCGCATACAGCTTTGGCGTTCTTATTACTTGCCATTATTATAACCTATTTATTCTAGGTAAAAAATAAGCACTTGCTCTTTCTCTGTCTTCATCCATAGCATTCATAAGACGTTCTTCATACTCTGCTTTAAGAAGACCAATGCGACCTGCATCTGTACCTGGACGTTTCATAGCCATGTAATAAGCTAAACCTGTAGTTAAACAAGGAAGAAATCTACGGGATATGTCTGCAGTTTGACCAGCAGATTTATTTACATCTTCTGTATACTTAACTTTTTCTAGCTTTAGAATATCTGTGGTATTATCTGGAACAGGCCAAAGAAATAAAACGGGATTACCTCTTTCTCTACGAACAGCATATTGATTAGGTCTACCTGTTTGACTCTTACGAGGAATCTTTAAATACTCTTCCATTGTAATACGTTCAAGTTGAAGATCAACATTATCTCTTCTAAGAACTGCTTCAGTAACATCAATAGTGCTTGAAGTTAAAGCATAAGATGTTACACTGGTAGAGACTGAAATAGCAGTTGTACCAGCAGTCCAAAGAAGAATACCACGATTCTGCCAATCTTGGAGAAGAAGATTAATTGATCTACGAGCAGACTTAGGTTCGTGTCCTAGTGTCTGCTCACCACCAATCATCTCCGTTGCTTCTTGAATAACTTCATCAATATCCATTGAGAAGTCGTATGTTCCACTAGTAGCCATTTAATTATTCCTAGTCGTTGTATTCTATAATTTTTCCTGGCTCATAATCCACTACAACATCTTGTTCTTTAGCTTTGATCTGTGGACCTTTACGTGCAGCACCATATCCTTGACCAGTAGGACGGCCTGTCATTGCATCAATCTGTTCTGCAGTACGGGGATTACGAATATAATTATAAGTATATTCTTTTATTCCCTCTGGATTATTAGACATATTTATCTCCTTCTAGATTTACGCCGTCTATTAGTTTTTAAAGCAAGTGACTTAATTAGCTTATTACTTTTTTTTCTTTTAGACGGCGCTTTAATAATCTGTTGGCTTATCTTTGATCTGTTTATTGCCATTACTAGTAAAGACGATTATGAGGTGCTTTACTGCTTTTTTTCTTCATAACACCACCTTTTGAAGCATTCTTAGTTCCTTTTTTCATTGCTCCACCTTTGGACATGTACTTAGTATTTTTCATAGCACCGCCCTTTGACATATATTTACTTTTCTTCATCATTGTCTTCAGTCTCCTCTTGATACAAGTTGTTAAAAGTTAAATAAGGATTCATATAGCTATCATGTATTTCTGCTGAGTGGACATATTGACTTGGTGCGAAGTCTGGCGCACCTTCACCAGTTACCCATAAAGCAGGATTAGTAACTCTAACTCTATTATTTGGTAGTGCTACTATATTACCAGTATATGGTCCTGCATCAATCAACTCTAAAACATGTGATTGTTTATGTTGTGCAGGATCATCTGATATAGAACTATCCGTATAATCTACTGTAAACAAATACCTCCCAGTGTGAAAAACATTATCTATCTTACATAACCACGGACTTGATGATACTCTGTCCATTACTATTATAGCATGATTTCTAGAAGAACAGTCCCAAGGTTGTGCTAAATGTGTGGGCATTTTATCAGGCCATTCTTCTAGCCTAGTATCAGCCACTAAAGCTGTGATAGGCATCCTTGCCCACATTGCTCCACCATGTACATTTTCTTCTTCATCGCATCCAGTAAATACAACATTAAAAGTTAATGATCTATCTGGTATTGTATTAACTGCAATTACTAAAGCGTGTAAATATTCTCCTTCATAGTCCATGTGATTATTAGTAAATTCTTTGCGTACCCAACATTTAAACTGTGGGATGTTTGAACTTAAATATGCCATTTTATTTTTTACTTTTATGTTTCTTTCTTAATGTTTGTTTAGCAACTTTTGCCAACCTAGATTGTTCAGGTTTATTTGCAAACTTTGCGCGTTGTTCTAATACTGTTAATATCTGTATTTTTCTTGCATATGGTTTTCTTATCCTTTTAACTTTTGCAATAGTATCTCTAGCATCTTTAACTGTAGCATACTTTATACCCACTGTATCCTTTGGATTTTCATCTGTATAAAGTCTACGACCAGAACCTTTAGGTTTTTTACCTGTTCCTACTTTTGGGTCTTTTCTTTTTTGCATTTTTCTTTATATACCTATCAACTACTTTAGCTTGTCTCTTATGTAATTTAGATGCTTTTAATAAACCTTTTTTAACTTTTTTTAAATCTTTTGCCATTTAACACTTCCACCTTTTTCTAGCTTGTCTAAGTCTTGAGTTAGGATTTCTTGCAGCTTTAGGAAACTTTTTCATTTGCCCTGCTGATCTAGCACAAAAACTTTTTCTTCTAGCTGCTCTTGCTTTAGTTCTTGGTTTTTTTTCAGTCACAGCAGTTTGAAGTTTACTACCAGGATTTTGTCTTCTGTACTTTGCTACCCCTTTAGCAGATAGACCTGCACCAGCTTTTGTAGGACGCTTATCTCCCTTACCAATAGTAAGACCTTTCATTCCTTTGCCAGTAGTCTTTCTTTTAGCTGCCACAGTCCCACCTTTTTTTCTAAAAGCTTTTGTCTTCTTTGCAATAGATTTAGGTTGTTTAGAAAATTGTTTTCCTTTTTTAGTATCTTTCTTTTTCTTTCTAGTTGTAGCAGCATATTCAGCAGGAGACAATGCCGCTATAGCTTTAGATGGTAAATAACGCTCACCAGTTTTAGCTGAAGGCTTTCCTGACTTTGTACGCCACTTCTGCTTTGTCCAATCTTTTAAACTCTTCTGTGATTTTTTTAAAGCCATTTTTACTTGTATCCACCACCCGCAGCTTTATATTGTTTAGCCAGCATTTGCGCCTTTCTTGCACTCCACTGACCAGGATTTCCACCTTTGCTGCCAGCTTTAATTTTATTAAATAATCTTTTACGCATGGTAGGTTTAGTATAATTACCAGCTTGGTTAACTTTAGATTTAGATTTACGAACAGCTTTCTTTCTCATTTTTATACCCATCTATTAGTTTTACCTTTAAATTGCCTACCTATTTTACCACCAACTTTCATTGTTTTAAAACCTCTGAGTGCAGCACGAACACCGCGAGGTGCTTTACTTACTTTTTTCTTTTTACTTTTTCCTACACGACCACCCATGAAGTCACCTTCATAAAGTTCTTCTTCTTCTAGTCTTTCACGTATTTCATCAGACATTTTATTCTTGTCTACTTCATACATTAATCCTAAGTCTTTTGAAGTTTGACCAGGATAAAAAGCAAAACGTCCACCTTCAGTTGGGTCATCCTTTTTAGAAGAAGTAGCAGAGTCAGATTTTTTCTTTTTTAATTTTTCAGATTTAAGAGGAGTTACTCTAGGAGGAGGACCAACTTCTATAGGATTTTTTAAACTAGCTTTAGATTTTTTATTATTTTTTAATATGTTCTTTATCTGTTCTTTTGTAAAGCCTTTAGATATTAATTTACTAATAAAAAGTTGTTCTTTGACATTTTTATTCATAGTAATCCCCTTTTACTAAAAGCCGCGTAAAGCAACACCCGCTCCACGACCTAAAAAGTTAACTCTTTTTTTAACTACGGCCTTTTTTTTCTTGCCTTCTCCTACACGACCACCAGCAGACTCACCCTCCGCTTTCATTAACATTTCAAAGGTAGGCATGTTTGCTTGTTGCTTTTCATAAGCTTCATCAAACTTTTTATCCTCAGATTTTTTTCTTTTACCCCCTCTTCTATTCATAGCATCAATTTCCCTTTGATACTTTGTAGCAGGACTTTCATTAGGGTTAAGAGGATCAAAGATAGGACCAGCCATTATAGTTTCCTTACTGATAAAAAATATTTTTTAGTTCAGACTCTCTTTCGAGATATTCATTAGTATCTAAAACTTCACCGTTGTTTAATCTCATAGTACCTTTGTCTTGATAAAAATGTAATTTGTTACTCTTTTTAAGTAAATAATCTTCTTTATGATCTAGAGAGTCTGGGTCAGCTGGTCCTGTTTCTTCTGAAGAATTTACAATGTTTTCATTTTTATAAAAGTCTAACATATAACTTCTAATTTCACTATTACGATTTTTTCCATCTTTAGCAGGGGTAATATATTCTTTATTTTTAAGGCATACATTTAACATATACTTTTGAAAATCTTCTGAATCAAAAAAAGGAAATACTTTATCTGCTCTTTCTAACGATAAATTTTTCACTAAATACCAAGGTCCAAAAATTCTATCTGAATATGAAAAGACATAACTTAACCACCATATAATTATATGCGGATCGTTAGTATTTACTGGGCAAGATTTAAATACAGGACTAAACTCCTCTATTACTTTTGAAGTATTACATGTATCAATTTGATCAGCTAAATCAGTAACTAGTTTTTCCCACGGTTCGTTATTATATTTTTTATTTAATAAATTTATTTTTACATTAGAAAATTTTTTACCCTTTTGACGATACTCATCAAGCATTAAAAATTTTTGATTTGTAATAAAATTGCCTGGATGTCCTATAACAGAAATAGAATCGTCTGTGTGAATTGTTGAGGAAAGGTCTAGCAAACGATAATTATATTTATTATCAATTATATATTTGTATAACTCTGTATTAATTTGATTAAATGTTTTTTTATATTTTGAAGAAGTAGACCATTCTTCATCAGAATATTGAAAGACTGCTCTTAATTTAGAGTTGTCGCAAACTTTTAAAAGTGCTGCATACATAGCAGTTGAATCAAAACCGCCTGTTAAAAAAACATCTATATATTTGTCTCCTGCTAATTTTTCTATTTCTAACGCTTTACTTTCCATACAATCTGAAATAGTTTTAGTTTTACTTAAATCTGTGGGTATTGGTGAAATATAGTTACTATCAATTTTATATGGAGAAGTTAAGTTTTCAGTTCTATCTCTAGGTTCTGTAGGTGTTCGAGTTAAAAAAGAAATTAAAAACATATACCAATCAGGAAAATTATATTCATTCAAAAAATTTACATAATAATTAGTTTTTTTAAAAAACTTTCTAGGAGCAAACTTAATTAAACTTAATTCTGACATTTTAATTGCTCATTAATTAGTATTAGCTACTAGATTGTCATCTGCACCAGCAGGACTTGCAGGAGTTTGCATGTCATCTCTACGTGTTCTACGTGCTTGATTACGTTGTAACTCTAGAAGCTGTGCATATCGTTGTTCATATAATTGTGAAGTGGGGTAATCTTTTTGAAACATCATTGCCTCTACCATAGAAGCATTGTAAAGAAGATCATAACAAAAATCAGTGAAATAGTTTTCAGGAGTTGCAGATGTTAATGTTACTGGGCGATTAACATGTACAACCTGTCCACTGTAAGTAGATGCAGGAGTAGGTGCTATTAAAACTGTGGAGTTATTACGAGGTGCGTAATATCTTGGTTCATCAGTTGATGCACTTACAGGCCAATAGTCATTAATGTACTCATCAGTTCGTTGCAGTAAATTAATCTTTGTAGAGTCACTTACAATATTAATATTCTTAACTATACGTGTTCCTGTAGGTAAGGTAAGGATATTGTTTCCAGAAGAAACAGCAACAGAGGTATAAGAAACTAAACCGTAGTCATCTAAATCTTTTGTCAGACGCTCTTCGGCACGATTAACCATTTTGGGAATATAGTTAACAAACTCTGTTCCCTCATTTTCAGATGCCTGAATAATATCATTTACTAAAAAAGTATAATCAGCCATAGAAAACTGCTACTGTAGCTGTTGAACTTGGAGCAGAAACACGAACTACACCTTTCATAGGTATGCCTAAATCAGAAAAATAAAGTTCATTTGCATCAGATGCTGTAGTATTTACAAATCTAATATTATTACCTTTAACTGTACCTCGCGCATCAGTAGATGTACCAGTAATAAGAAAATTTCCTACACCTGAAGCAAAGACAGAACGAATACGAGTGTCTGAAAGAGAAACACTGGTTACAGTATCAAGAACTGACCCACTTCCAGTTATAAATCCCTGTCTAAGAGTGGTAGCCATATTTTGTTCCTTTACATAAAAAGAATTTAATTAGTTACATTATATAACAATAATGGTAATTAAAAAAGGGTGAAGAAAAAGAACTTTATTTCTCTCTCTCCACCCTCACTTAATTTAGCTTAATTTAAACGGAACTTAGGAAGAACCTGAAGCACCGTAATAGCTACGCCAATCAGAGAAGCCGAAGCTGTAACGCTCACGCGCTTTAAATCTAAGATTGCCTGTATCGAAGTCAGGTTCCATCTTAGTTTGAAGAGGCGCACGAACAAACATCTTAGCACCATTTGGGCAATCAGTACGCAAGAACCAAGCATTGCTGTCTTGGAACCTACGATTTACATAAAAGCCACCAGGAACTAGACCCTGATTACGAATACTATTAATATCATTTGTATTCGTTGCACCGTTTGCAGCAGTAGTTGGGTTAACCCCAATCGTTGTTGACATTGTGCTATTCAAGATTTGGTCTGCTGTAAAAGCAAGATCCGAAGGCACATGAAGTGACTCAACCTGTAGACCAATAAGAATACCACGATCATCTTCTGCTTTTGAGATAGTAATCAAAGCCGACTCAAGAGACGCTTCTGAAAGATCAGTAGCACCAAGAGTGTTTGATTGTGTACCACCACCAACTACTGGATGACTTGCACTAAAGAAAGGCTGTCCGTCCCCACCAGGACTTCCTGCCGCAAAGCCGTTGTTGAAAACATCAGCAGCTTTAACTTGTTTAGTGTTTGCCATTGCACGGGCAAGACCACGCGCACGTAGTTTAGCAAAAGTATCATAAAGGTTGTCTTCCATAGCTTCTTCAGTTACTGCAAAAGCAAGAGCTATTGTCTCGTGACTGTAACGAGAAGCATAGCCTTCTTGTGCATCATCAAACTGAACAGCAGCACCTTCACTTTTAACAGGTGCTGTACCGAAGCCGGTGAATAGAACTTCTTCCTCAAACGCACGATCTGATTGTTCAATATCAAAGAGCGGAGCATGTTCATTGTCCACATCATTATATTCAATACCAAATACAGCGTTTAATCCTGGGAGCAGTTCTTTCGCAATACTAGAGCGATTAATAGCCATCTGTTATTACTCCCTTCCTTAGTTAGCTGACGAGTCAGCGGAGATGTAAGCATCTACGTGACGTACGATACGAACTTCAAGTTTTGGGAAGGCACGATCTGCAGCAACAGTAATATCGTTTCCTGGCTCATCCAATACAGAAATAGCACGAAGCATGCCACCTGTAGTGGTAGTGCGAGAAGCAGCTTCAATTCCGAAGCCTGAACGACCAGTTACCGTAGAACCTGCACCCAATGTGCAACTAAAGT